TATATTAAGACTCAATGTAAAGAGAATCAGAAGGTCAAAGAGATTGGCTACGACCCATATAACGCTGCGGGTTTAGTTGCTAACCTATACGGTGATGGGTTGCCGGTCAAAAAGATCGGGAAGAGCGTCGTGTAGGGAAAGAGTGTAGATCGGTGACTGGAGTTCAGACGTGTCGAAATTGAGTCCTATATTAAGACTCAATGTAAAGAGAATCAGAAAGTCAAAGAGATTGGCTACGATCCGTATAACGCTGCGGGTTTAGTTGCTAACCTATACGGTGATGGGTTGCCGGTCAAAAAGATCGGCCAAGGCATGGCAATGCTCAGTAACCCGTCAAAAGCTGCTGAACAGTTGATTATGAAGAAGGGCATCAAGCATGATGGTAATCCGTTCGTAGGATGGCAATTGGGCAATTGCGAGGTCTATACAGACGTAAATAACAATATTAAGGTGCGCAAAAACGAGGCCGATCCTTCCGCAAAAGTAGATGGAATCATTACTTTGATTATGGCAATACATTGTCATTTGGACAATGTTTTTGTATCGGATTCATTTGGCTTTAGGTCTTTTGAGTGGTAATATGGTGAAAATCGGAGGCCAAAATGGGAATTCTTGATATTTTTCGTCGTAAAGAAGAGCCCAAAAACGAGGCAAATACGCTTTTTGGTCAGACCGCCCTTGGAAACAACATTGTTTATCAAGGAAAGAATAAAGAACTAGTAGCCAATACACAAATTCTTTATGTAACAACGAGCGCCGTTAATAACGCTGGCCGTGTTATTGATGTCAGCGTTCTAAGTCGCAATTCCACCGTGATGGCGTGCGTTGGCATGAAGGCCCGTGCACTTGCGCAATTGCCAATCCGCGTTATGTGCGAGTTGGAAGACGGTACTAAAGTCAATGCGATGGATAAAGCCAAAGTTGGCGACCATAACTATCGCAAGGCATCTCAAGTTCTTAATCTGCTGCAAAAGCCGAATGAATTTCAGAGCCAATACGAGTTCTGGTATCAATGGCTGATGTGGCACGACCTCACGGGCGAAGCATTCACCCTTTGGTGGCGCAAGGACCGCACGGCATCCACGCAGACGCCGATTGAGATGTACATCATGGACTCGACCTTGATCGCGGTCCAAATCACGCCTACGCGCTACCCGCAATACCGCCTGAGCACTCCGGCCTACGGTTTCAATAAAGACGAGCCTTTGGCAGCTTACGAGATCATGCACATCAAGGAAGCCCCATGGCAGGGTTCCGCAGGCTTTAACCGCGGTTTGCTGGCCGTAGAGCTGGTTAGCCTTGATCAAGACATCGATCTGTACGCGAACTACATCATGCTGAACGGCGCGAAGCCAAGCGGGATGTTCACGACCGAAGCCGTTATTCCTGACGCAAAATACAAAGAAATAGCCTCCAGACTTAAAGAAGCTTGGGCGGCAATGACTAATTCCCGACAAACCGACCCGTCAAAACCGGGCCAAGGGATGCTGCTCGACCAAGGCATGAAGTATCAGCCGCTGGATATGCTGACCTTGCAGGATGCTGACGCAAAGGAATTGAAGCTTCAAACCATGAAGCGAATTTGCGGCCTTTTCGGGGTTCCTCCGGCCATGATTGGCTTGGAAGGCCAAAAATACAATAATACTCAGACTTTGTTGGATGAGTTTTATAAATCTACGATGTATCCTGTTTTAGTTAATATTCAGCAAAAGCTGAAAAATAGTTTATTTAATGGATACCCGTCGCTTTCTATTGAATTTGATACTCGTAATTTCCTAAAAGGTGCTCCGCTTGATCAAATGAATTTTGTCAATGCGGCAGTAAGCGGTGGGATTATGACTCCCAACGAAGCGCGGGAATATCTGGGAATGTCTGCCATTGAAGGCGGAAATGAGCTGAAACAAGACCCAAAACAAGCCGACCCACTGGCGGGTAGCTCTCCGCAAGACACTGGCGGCGGGGGCGGGAGTCAAAAACGCAAAATGAATATCGGAAAGACTTGACTTAAAATGCGAGTTGACCCAAGATATATGCTAGCTTTAGCCAAAATGGTTAAAGCCAAAGCCCCTAAAATACAAGATAATGACCAATCTATCGGTGTAGGGGTAATCAATGAAGCAAGTCCAAATTGTTTGCGAAGCGAAACTAAACATCGCAAACGAGGCAGGCCAAGAGCCGACCGGAAAGATTGAAGCCCGAGTTACTACTTGGGGGCCACGGGAAGGCGCAGACGGGCGTAAATTTAATTATCAGCCCGAAGGTTTCATGCAATGGGCCGAGGACTTTTCTAAAACTGGCCGTCCATTGCCAATGTATGTCAATCATCAATCGGATGCGATGCCTGTTGGTGAATGGACTTCTTTTGAGTTTGATGATACTGGCATGACTGCTTGTGGCCGTATGTATCTCAACACTACGGTCGGCTCAGACCTTTATCAAGTGATGAGCGAGTCGCCCAATATGTTTGGCGGCGTTTCTGTTGGCGCTTACGCCGAAGAATATCAGTGGGTCAAAGAAGACGGTGAACCCATGTCTATGGGTTCTAGTGATTCCAATATGGATGGATATTTCCAAATCACTAAAGGCGGTTTGCGTGAAGTATCTGTCGTGATGCACCCAAATAACCCAATGGCCGAAGTTCAAAAGCTGGAATTTTTTCGGCCCGATGGTTCTGCCGATCTTAAAGTTCTGGAATCAGCACTGCGGGAAGCAGGACTGTCCAAGAAGGATGCGGTCACTGCCGCGTCCATGTTCAAGGCCGTAATTGCCGAGCGGGATGCAAAGCAAGAGGTCGAGAGCGAAACGCCCGAGCGGAGCGATTCCGATGCGGAAGTGACCGAAGCTGAGATTCTTGCTGCTCTTGAAGAGCGTGAGCTTCTCGAAATCCTTAATGCCAAATTGAAAGGCTAATCATGTCTCAAGTTATCATTGAAAAACTGGACGCGATCCAAGCGTCTACCATTGCAAAGACCGAAGAAATCTCTGCACAAGCCAAAGAAGCTATCGAAGCTGCCAAGGCTGAGTTTGCTGAGAAGGTTGCTGCGCTGGAAGCCAAAGTTGCTTCTGCTCCTTCGATTATTCGTCCCGTGCACAAGACTGTGCGTGGCGATGTGAACCGTAAGGTCCGTGAGCAACTGAAGTCGTATGTGGCTGGCAAGCCCATCGGCGAGAAGAGCCTCGAAATCTTCTCTGACGAAAGCGAAATGCAAGCGTACCTGACGGAAGCCTCTGCGCTGACCGCCGGTGGTAACAATCAGGGTGGCCGTACTGCGTATGACCCCGTGTTCGTTGCTCTGCGTTTGTACAACCCGATGCGTGGTCTGTCGCGTACGGTTGCTACCGATGGTTCGTCGTATCAGTTCCGCGTGAAGACCGGCAACGCTGGCGCTCAGTGGGGCTACAGCATCCAAAACAACGGTTCCGCAACGACTGAAGACACGTCGATTTGGCAGTTGGTGTTGAAAGACATCAACGTGCAGTTCCCGATCCGCACTGCGGCTCTGGATGACATCGACGGCTTGGAAGCCAACGTGGTTGACGATATGTTGGCCGAGTTCAGCCAATCTGAAGCCCAATCCATGATTTCCAACAACGACCAAACCGGCACGGGTTCTACCGTGACCACCGGCGGCGCTGATGGTCTGCGTGGTTTGGATCAGTATGCAGGCGGCAATGCTACCTACACTGGTGGCACTACCTCTGCGGCCGCGTTCGGCTCGTCTGGCACCGGCTCTACCTCGGGTCTGCACTCGCTGGCAACGTATGACCAATTGACCACCAACGGTTTTGGAAGCACGAACAACGTGACCTTCCAAGACGTAGTGAACATGGTCTACGCACTTCCGCAGCAGTACTGGACTCCCGGCGCTAAGTGGATGATCAACCCCGTGATGCTTGCAGCCATTCGTGGTCTGAAAGACAACAACGGAACTCCGATCTTCGAGCGTATGCATCCTGCTGCCGAAGCCGGTATTGTTGGTCAACTGTTGGGCTTCGATGTGGTCGTTAACAAGTACGTTGACAACCCCACTGCTGCTGGTGCTTCTGCTGGCACTACCAAGCTGTATCCGATGTTCTTCTGTGACTGGACTCGTTTCCACACGATCATCGACCGCTTGAATATGCTGGTTCGTCGCTACGACCAAACGGCTCCCGGCTACATAACTTTCTACGGCGAAAAACGTCTGGCAACCAGTGTTCGCGACCCGAACGCCGGTGTGCGTTATCGCTCGACTGTTACCGGTGCCTGATTAGGGGGGACTTCGGTCCCCTCTTTTTGAACAATCTCAGAGAACGAACATGACCACCAAAAAAATTCTCGAAGCAATCAAGCAATCAATCCATGAGGGCAAGCAAGTCAAAGTTGACTTGACTGAAGCTTCGGCAATCACTGGCTCCGGCTCCGGGGTTGGTGGTAATGTCGTTTTCGACGATGCCTTTGCAGCACTACGTTATGCGAATCCATTCCGCATGGGTTCTCGCGTAGTGCCTGTGAAGGGCTCAGATATGCAGTTCGTTGCCAAGGTTGGTAACGCAACCAATCAAGCAGGCAATCCTTGGGGATATCTTGTTGCAAACAACGTCGGTTCTCCCGACACAGATACCAAAATTTGGCAATTGCCGGTTCGAGCAATCACTGCTCAATTGCCAATTCGCTCTGCTGTTTTGTCAGACGTAAATAATTTGCAAAGCACTTTGGTCGAAGATTTGATGCTGGAATTTGCGCAACTCGAAGGCGCATCGATGGCCGTCAATTCAGATCAAGCTGGAAGCACTACGACCACTACTGGCGCTGAAAGCGGTCTGCGTGGTTTGGATATGTATCTTGATGGCGCGGCTTCTGCCTATGGCACCTCTGGCACGGCCATCACGAATGGCATTCACACGATTGCAACTCTAGATTCTGGTGCATCAGTTGCATATAACGACATTGTTAATACGGCCAACAAATTGCCCGGTCAATATTGGGCTCTTCC